CCTTTGCCCAATACGCCAAGATATATCGCGGGCTTCGTCAGAACGCACCGATCTACAAGGAGTTTGCAGAAGCTATAGGCCCGCAGGGTTCGCAAATCCTGACTGACCTTTATGCTATTTCGCGGAGGGTGGCAGAGGGTGAGGAGCGTATCGTGCGGACCGGTGCATCTAACCAGCTAATCCTGAATGCTATGAATGCAGAATCGCTTGTGTCTAAGGTTATGCAAGGGACTACGCGCCGTATAGCGGTCACAGGGGCATCGGCGGCGGCGGGCGGCGTTCTGGGCGGGCCTTTGGGCGCGGCGGCGGCTGGTGGTATATCTGAGGCCATGCAGGAAACAATATCAAAAGGGGGTAAAACTGCCCTTGAGAAAGTGCATGGCCTACTATCGTCTGACGCCTTCCGTGAACTGGTGGAGAAGTCTGCATCCGGGCAGGATACCAAGCGCTCTGTTAATCGCCTCATCGGCAGCAAGGAATATAACAACTACGCCGCCCGCGTTCTTGGCCTGAAAACGCCAGAGCATCGCCGCCAGTGGTTACAGGAAGCCGTGTCTGCCACGTCGGTCGTTGGTGCGGGACGCGCTACCAGTGAAACACCATCCACGATCTCCATAGAGGCAGCGCCGCAATGAGCATGGTTCCTACTCCTACGCCAGTTTTCTACGAAGCCAACGGCGCGCCGCTACAGAATGGGTATATCTATATCGGAACAGCCGACATGGACCCTATCGCCAATCCCATACAAGTTTATTGGGATGAGGCGCTAACCATAACAGCGACACAGCCGATCAGGACGCTGGGGGGATATCCATCATATCAGGGAAAGCCTGCCCGCTTATTTGTGGCGGCGGGAAGTTATTCGATCACGGTCAAAAACAAAAGCCTGATAACAATCATTTCGCAGGCAACCGCGAATTGGTCGTTTATCACGGTATCAGACCTCGCCTCCACCGCATCGGGTAAGGGGGCGGCGCTTGTTGGTGGCATGATAGCGGATAACGTTACGATTAATGTACCCGCTGACTATTCAACCATCGCGGCGGCATTCGCTTATGTTGCGACTAAAACCATCACGCGCGGGGCGGTTGTCACGATCAAGGTCGCAGACGGCACCCATACGCTTAGCGCCGGTCTGCTACTAAACCACCCACAAGGTGAATCTATCCGCCTGATCGGGAATCAAACTACGCCTGCCAACTGTATCATTACAGTATCGGGCGCGCCGACATTCGACGCACTGACGGTATCGAACGGGCATACTCTTGGTTTGCTTGACGGCTTTAAATTCAGCTTAGCCAGTAAAGCGACTAGCCCCAACAACTATACCGCCATCCTATCCCTGAATGGCGGGAACATCATCTGTGGATCTAAGATTGTCACGGACAACTGGTACTATGGCGTTGCTGCCCGTGTTGGATCGAGCATCTACTGCCGGAGCGCGGTCGTTTCCAATGCTGGTGACGTTGGTATATGGGCGTTTATCGGCTCATCCATCGACTGCCAGAGCGCAGTTGTTTCCTCCTGTTCCGATAGCGCCAATACTCTAGGATGGGGTATTGAAGCGGAATATGGCTCGTCTATAGATTGCTCCAGTGCTACCGTTTCCGGTTGCTACAGGGGTGGGATTGGCTCTCTTTCCGGTTCTACTATCAAGGCGGCTTCGGCGGTCAGTGATGGCAATACAGGCATGGCTGGCGGCGCGCATGGCCTATTCGCTGAGAACGGAGGCGTTATTGAGGCGTACAGCGCGCAAACTATCAACAACAGCGGTTTTGGTATTCATCTCGGCACGGTCGGGATGGGCATTGTCATCGGTAATTCGATCACGAACACCGGCAACACGGCAGGCACCTACAACACCAGCGCCATTCTCGATGTAACTGGTGGGCAGTCTCGCTTGCTGTTCTATGGCCCGAGCGGGGCGCGGATCGACAACGCCAATGCGGCCCCTATTTATATCAATACGGCAGGAGGTGTCCAATTTGAGTTTGCTCATGTTGCCAATGCCGTAAACCATGTGGCTGCGACGGGTGCTGCGACCGGATCCTATGTTCGTCTGACTGCGACGGGAATAGACACTAATATAGACATTGCCCTAGAGGCAAAAGGATCAGGCGTGCCTCGCTTTGGAGGTTGGACATCGAACGCAGACGCAGCGGTCGACGGGTATGTCACAATCAAGGATAGCTCCGGCAACGTCCGTAAGCTGGCGACAATCGCATGATCGCCATCGTGGATCGCGGGCGGGTCCGACCCTTGTGGCTTCCTGAACTGGCGGCGCTTCTCCGCAAGCCTGAGCGCGAAGACGAATTTCCATCCGCAGCCATGTGGGCGCGGCGCAATCTAAAGGAGCTAACCAATGGCAACTGACAAACCCAAGCCGACACAGAAGCGGTGCGCCGATGAAGGTGGCCAATAGCCGCCATGACCATAAAGCATTTTGTAGACGCGCTTTCTATCGGCGCAGTTTTGGGGACGTTGGTAGGGATGTTGCCAGCACTCGCCGCAGGACTTTCAATCGTTTGGACCGTCATTCGAATTTACGAAACTAAGACGGTGCAAAGATGGCTGAGAAAGGGGCGTTAAGATGAAACTCATCGACAATTGGCGCAAGTTCCACAAGCTCTGGTCTGTCCGTATCAGCGCGGCGGCGTCGGTTGTGTGGGCATATTTACTCGCCTCGCCTGAAACGATGCTGTCCGTTCTTAACCAAATCCCCGCCGACATGCGCGCATGGCTTCCTTCTTTTCTGCCCATCGCCTTATTCGCGCTGGTGACGTTCGCCCGACTTGTCCATCAGGAGAAGATCAGTGGCCCAAAATAAGGCTGTAGAGGCCACCAAGACCAATCCCGGCAAAACTGCCACTGCGGGCGCGCTGGCTGTTGCAATGGCTCTCGCTGTACCTCTGGTGGCAAAATGGGAGGGCAAGCGGAACGACCCTTATCTTGATCTCGTGAAAATCCCGACCGTGTGTTACGGGGAAACCAACGTCGCGATGCGTCATCACTCTGACGCCGAATGCCGGGACATGCTCGTCCGCACACTACAGGGCAAATACGCTGCGGAAGTGATCCGCTGCACGCCTGTTCTTGCCGACAAGCCACAGCGGCTCGCGGCAGCGACTTCGCTATCCTACAACATCGGAACGGCATCCTATTGCCGCTCCACCGCTGCCCGGCTGTTCAATGCTGGCGACATGGCTGGCGGTTGCAAGGCCATTGGCCGCTTCACGATGGCTGGCGGTCGCGTGGTTCAGGGTCTTGTCAATCGTCGGGCGGATGAGGTGCGGCTGTGCCTATCCTAGCCCTGCAAGCCCTCACCTTCGCCCGCTCGCACTGGAAGCTGATCGGCATTGCCGCTCTCGCCATCTTCGCAGGCACCCAGACCCTGCGCCTCGCATGGACACAGACGGCCCTTGAGAAGCTGACAGCTAAGATCGCTGTTATGGCCGCGATAACGAACGAGACGGACAAAAAATGGCGGGCAACCGAAAGCACATGGAAGGTCAAGACCGCCCAGATTGTAAAGGACAAGGATAATGAAATTCAGGCCATTGATGCTGAGCGCGATGCTGCTCTTGCCAAGTTGCGGAACCGTCCACGTCGCCCCGCCCCCGGCACCGCCCAAAGCCCCGCCAATGGAGAAGCTGCCAGCGGATGCACTGGAGCACGATTATTTGGCGACGATGCAGAATTTCTTATCAGGGAAGCTGCCCGCGCCGACACCATCCGAGTAGCGCTAAAAAGTTGCTACGCCCAATATGATATGATCTCGGAGGCACCGTAATGCTCGGCCTTAGCTCTCTCGCTCTTGCTTTAAGCTATCCCCCGAATGGCGGTAGTGCGCCTGTATCCTATGACTTCATCATCCAAGACCCGGCGGACTGGACCGACCCTACGTATCTCGGATTATTGACCACGGGCGGCACGGTAGGCGTTGATGCGTATCCGGGCGGCTATTCCAATATCAGCATTACAGCAACACCATCGTCCCCGCTGATTATTACCGGCACCGATCCGAACAATATGCCGATCATTGATAAGCTGACGCTCGGCAACCTTACCAACGTCACGCTTACGACGATGCGGGTAGTGACGAGCGACTGGAACAGTTCGCCCCAAGACCCAATCACAATGGGAACGGGCGGCGGAACATGTGTGATCGGTGGCACCGTCAACCTTGAAGGTTTGTTCATCACCGGGAACTATCGCGGCGACATCGACGCGTATCAGACGTTCGATTACACGAGCCATGATATACCCGAATATGCATGCATTAAATCCGTGACATCTGGTGGGTCTTACGGCCCCCTTTCTGTTGATCCTACATCGGAATATATTGGTGATCTTTTGGCTGATGGTGTCGGCTATTCCGCAATCCCCAGGGTGTCGGGCGGTTCTGGTTTTATAGGAACATTCGATGTTGTTGGAGGCCGCATCACCAACCCTCTCCTTGTCAGTGGTGGGACGGGATATGCAGACCAAGATACCCTGCAGCTAACACTTAACATCTATGCCTCGCCTGCGCGCATGGTGGCACATATGTGCAACGGCGTCGGCGGGAAAATGAGTGTTCCATCGGGGGCAACATTCAATTTTCACAACAATACGGGTAAGTTTCTTGGTAGCTTCTTCAAGCCAGCGATGGGCAGTGCGTCCACCAGTGGCACGATTAGCATCGTCAATAATGAACTGGATGGTTACTACACGGACTCGATATCGTTCAGCCTTCCAACCGCGCCGACGCTGCTTGAATACAAGTGGAACCGATTTACCCGCCACTTCGGGCGTACAACGGATGTTGAAAACCCGCACGGCGACTGCATACAATTGTTCAGGGTGAAGCAAACCGCGCAGACGGTGGCTGATGTCCGCATCATCGGCAATGAGGCACTGAACAGTATCGCGTGCCGATCCGACGCAGAAGCGTTTGTGTTCCTGTCTGACTCGGTAGTCACGACTAACCCAAACCCAGACCCCCCCGGCACCAAACGCGCCTACAGCGTCTATTTCGTGGGCAATAGCGGCATGACGCTGGCCCCAAAAAGCTATGATGTTGATGTCATGGAGAACTGCTTCGTCTATGGTAATAATGGCCTTCCGGGCAAACCAACATCCACACCCTTGGACCATGTCAGCGCAGTCTCTATCGTATCAACTCTGGTCGCAGCCCAGCCGGCTTATGGGCAGAACCTGTTTGAAAACAATATAGCTGAAGACGTAAGGGTGGGGGCCGGTGCCACACCAAGGACGACCGTGCGCAACAACACCAAGACAGGTCTGATTACCACATCATCAAGCTACAGCACTTATTTCGGCGTGACGACCGACCCCGCTACAATTGCTGAGGCGCGTACAATGCGCAAAGGCGTCGGCGCATATGCGGATCATGGATGTTATCGCGATTCAGCATGGATCAATCACGCAGCGCAGACGCATGACCCGAGCCTTGAGCCTAGCTTTGTCCGCTTTCCTACGGTCATCAATCAGACCGCAAGCAGCATAGCAACGTCTGACTGGTGCAGGATCATCGGCGGACCGGACAGCCAGTCGGTCAGTGTGTCCGGGGGGACATATGACACCGCAACCTCCGTTGCCCTTGACGGGACCGTAACTGGCCTTACGTCTGGCCTGACAAGCGGCACCCATGCGCGCGGGACTTATGTTCGTATGAATGTCGCAACAGCCTCGGCGGGTTCAACCGCGACCACCGCCACGATGACGATACGCGGGACATATACCTTCGACTTTAACGCCATTACAGCGACGGCTTCGAGCTACACGATTGCCGATAATCAGGGGACAGCTTATTCACGCATCACATCCCTGCCTACCTTCACTGGTGGTGTAGGCTTCATCTGGGCACTGCGCTTTCGGGTGGATGCCTATACGGCAGGGGATTATCTGTTTGCGAACCAGACCGGCACGCAGCTTAACCTGCAATACCAGACAAACCAATGGCGCTTGACCATGAAGAACAGTAGCACGGTCGGCTCCCGATTTGTGATGTCACAACAGGCCGGAACGATGGTAACGCTTATTGCCGCGTTTGATCTCACGCAGACCGATAAGGAGCTTGCCTGCCGCATGTTCAGCAATGGAGTTGAACTGAGCCATACATCATCGAACAGCGCCTACGGCGGGCCTACTACGTTAGCTAATACCGATATATGGAACACACAGAGCCTCAATATCCTATCGAACAACACCGGAACGCTGGACGGCGCTATCGAATGGCTGTGGTTTGATATTTATACCAGCATCGGCTCGATGCCGGACGTTTCCGATCCTGCTGTGCTTGCTGAATTCAGTACGGATAAGTTCGCGGCGGACTTCTCGACATCTATCTTGCCACAGCCAAAACTGGCATATGGCGGCGCGTCATCTCTGGCGTCATGGGATGGAACATTCACCAACGCCGGCAGCCATGCTGGGGCAAACTTGGTCAAGCAAGCTGGCACCTACGTCTAATACCCCGCTCATTGCCCCGATCCTTGATCCAGAGGGGTGAAGCTGGTGGTGGTGATCCAGTAAATCAGCAGCGCAAGACTGCGATACCTGTTACCATTAACGTCGATTACTTCGACTTCAACACCCCCATCAGCCAGCGGACATTCGCCGCCGTCATGGGGGTAAGATTGGCCGATGCGGTAGGCGCGGCGGATTTCCACACCTTCAGCCCAAGTCCCATCCTCACTACGGGCGCAAATCTCCCCTGTGTCATGGTCTTTGTCTCGCCATTGGTAGTTTGCGCAGCTTGGCAGATCGCATCGCAGGCATGCAGACGCTGAAACCCAAGGCCCGAACACATAGCGCAGGGCTGCGTCGGTGGGGGTGGTCAGTTCGGCGTAAGCCTCTCTGAAATTACGCGGGTCCGTAAAATCGAAAGGCTTGGTGTAGCCTTGATCCAACACCCACTGCGCCTGTTCCTCGGTCATGCCGTGCGGGCATTCCTCGGCAAGGGCTTGCGCGGGGGATTTGGGGAGGAAGTGGGCGCGGACCATCTGTGCATAGTATACAGTGCGGCGAGGGTGCTGTGCCTCTAGCCAATCAGCAATCGTCTCCACGCAGGAGGGGCAGGGTTGTATGTTAGTCATGCGGCATCTCCTACCAAACGGAAGCGAACTGATTTTTTGCCGTTCTGATCAACATATTCTGCCAGACCGGCATCAATG